ACTTTACACGCTGAGTCTAAAATAGACTCAGGCTGATATACTAGCACCAGTGGATAAAGTTCAGAAACTCAGAGCGGCCCCCCGCAGAGACAGCGTGTGCGTAATGGCGATAGAATCCGCAGCGTCCTTGTACAGCTTTATGCCCGGCTGGGCGTAGAGGTCGGTCATTGTGGCGTGGACCCAGTTTTTACGGTCAACCTTATTCTCGAAACGTGGTACGCCTAACGATTTTTGCCAAGCCTTTGGTTCTACTAAAAGTGGTTCAACCCCTAGTTCATCAAACATTCCTAGGGCTAGCCCATAAGACTCGCCAAATTTAAAGGACATTGAAGCCCCCTGGCCGAGAAAGCCATGCACACGTTCGATTACGCCCGTAACAGGAGCCCTTGTCATGCCCATGGTAATCAACTCTTTAGCCGCTTGTGACGGTCGCATCCGGGCAAATCGGAAGACGGCTATCAACTTCCCGCCTCCGATGACGGAGACCGCCCCTGTCGCCCCGGGGTCACATCCAATGAATATCATTTGCGATACCTTTTTCCGGTCCAACTTTCAACCTTCAACGGCAATCCAGCATACACGGGGGGCTGACGGGTCAGACAACTTTCAACTGCCCCCATTAACGTGTTACCTTCCGCCTCCGCCACTAATACGACTACTTCGTCATGGACCTGAAGAATCGTTTTAAAACCCTCGCTATGGAGGTTGATTAGCCCTTGGACGATAAGGTCTCGAGCGATGGCTTGACAGACGTTTTCAACCAGAGAACCGCCCCAGGTGCTTTTTTTAACCAGACCCGTGTTCTCTTTATTAATATAATGTAGCTGGGGAGAGGTATCTCCCGTGCCCCATTTATCGGACCGGCAAACCGTCGGTTTGTAGTAAAACAGTGGGCGGCCGCTTGGTAGGTGGCATTCTAAAAAGTCCCCTACCCTGATGTAGGAGATGAGACCGCAGTGATACCATTGGCCATGGGATAAGACGGCTTGTGTGGCTGCTTTTTCCAACCCCTTCCAGAGGCGGGGGATATGGGCGTTTTCATGCCGGTAGCTGCTTACTGCGGATACGGCCATCTCGATGGAAACCTTGTTTTCTGCTGCAAACCGGGTCGCCCCCATTCCGTACCCACAGCCAAGAATCGTTGCCTTGCCGATGCGGTCGCGTTCGCTTCTTGTGACCTCTTCGACGGTTTTCTTGAGGATTTTGGCCGCCATCGGGATATAGACGTCTCCCCCTGCCTGAAAAGTTGCCAGCATGTCGTGTTGGCCTGAAAGCCATGCCAGCACTCGACATTCTATGGCGTTGTAGTCTGAGACCAGAAGCGCCTGACCTTCCGGGGCAAGGATGACCCCCCTGATGGCTGCTGACAGCCCCTTACCCCAAGGCACACCCTTTGGCAAGGCTAAGGTGGTGTGGAGCGATTCGGCGAGAGTATCGTTTTTAAACCCTGCGATCAGTCCCTTGGGCATGTTTTGCGTTTGCACCCCTCGACCCGCCCAGCGGCCAGTAAAAGCGCCGTAGTGGCGGAGTGTGCAGCGCACCCGTCCATCCAGCTGGAGGCGGGTTTTAAAGGCTTTGTATTTATTGACGCTAGCGTTACCCCCGGCACGCCGGATTAGCAGAACCTTACGTAGGATGGCCGGGCAATCGCGCTGGCTAATTAACGTATTAATGGATTCTGCGTTCACCGACACCACGTTTGGGTAAAATTCCTGGGCGAGTTTAAGGATTCTGTCAATTTGGCCCACCGTTGTTATACGACCCTCGGTGAGTCTAGCGAGAGTGTTGTCGAGCACGGTCTTCATTCCGCCGCTGAGCCCGATGGCCGCGTTCACAGCACGCAAATCAACGGGTAAGCCAAGTTCGTTCATCGCTAAATCAACTCGCCGTGCCCAGCGCTCAAGGGGGCTCTGCTGGAGTTTCATCTGGGCGGGTAGCCGCAGGGCTACTTCTCGGCAGAGCTCAACGTCGTGGGCGGCATAGGCGGCAAACTCAAATAGCCGGAGGGGGCTATTGCTGAACGACCCGTCTACTCGGGGTTTACAGTACAAGGTTATTAGGTTGGCACCGGATTTCATTTTATGCCCGATGTCGAGGGCTTTAGTGACGTGGTCAAGCTTACCCGGGAGGCCCGCCATATAGGCCGCTGTCTGGGTGCAGCTCCATTGCTCGATAGGGACATCTGGCCAGCCAAACACCCTGCGTATTTTCTGGTAAACCCGGTAATCGAAGTCAATGTTATGCGCAACGATGATGTGGCCAGCCCGGAGCGCGGCGACCAGCTCTTGGTGGTACTCATAATTTAATAAACAGCCTTGGTAGATTGCCCGGGAGGGGCCGTCATCAACCGCAAAAGCGATGACAAGTGGCCCAAAATCCGGGCAGTCTATGTACAAAGGAACCCCAGACTCCAAAATGTTTTCTCGAGACCGCGTTTCAAAGTCGAGGTAAATTGTCAAGGTGCTAGAACCCCGCCGTAACAGGAGTGCCGGGCTGCTCGAACGCTCTGGGCTGGGCGGCTACAGGCGCCGTGATTGGCTGACCATTTATGCTTGACCCATCCTCGCGCTCCTGACCCACGGGGACGGCCATAATGTAGCCCGCGGGCAACTGGGCCTGAATGGCGTTCATTTGGGCGATTACTTTAGCGCTACTGCGGGTTTCAATAACGGGTGCGTCTTGAAAGAATTTGACCCCATTGCAATAGGCGGTAATCCCAAAGTTGACCCCGTTTTTATAGTGCACAAAGCTTAGCCCTACCTGCACCAACGCCCCACGGTAGAAGCCGCTGACATCTTTCGCCCGGCCGTCTGGGCCCGTTAAATAGGGTGGGTATATACTGCTGCAACTAAAGCTGATTAAGTCCGGAAAGCTTTCGTCGCCCCCGGGGGTTAAGGGCTTGCACAGCTCACCGGGCGCGCCGGGGTTAAGCCGTTTACATTCAAGGACGGCGTTCCTTATTTGTTCTAAAAGGGCCCCTTGTGTTTTTGGGTCGATTAAGAAGCTGACCCGATACTTCTCTTTGTTAATAGTGTGGCCAGCGCTGCGGATTCGGTCTGCGGCTTCCGCCGCTTGTGCGGCCGTGAACGCAAAATAATTAAGCCGCACAGGTTGGTCCATTGAGAGCTGAACGGGGACTGTGACCGGGTGGGTTTTAGACATTGGCTTTTCCTTCTTCACTTCTGGTTAAGATATACTGCTGAGTTTCTTTAATCAGTGAGCCGATCTTCTCTTCGAGGTGTGGGCTTTTTAAAAGCACCTGTGTGGGGCTCAGTAGTGTTTTGGCAAAGCGGCCATCCCCAATAAGCAGCTCCAGCTCAAAGTTTGCCAAGTCTGGGTCTTCCCACTGCCGGGGCCCCCGCCGGGTTTTTAAATTCCAGCCTGGAACCGGATGGCCCATTTTCATGCTTTGTTTAACGTAGGTTTTTAAATCATCGGCGTACCGAGTGGCGAGGGTGGCTAAGTCCATTAGACGGCCCATTTCGTGCAGCGAGAGTTCGCGTAGAGGCGGGGCCGTTGCGAGGGGTTGGATGACCTCCTCCTGAAATACGGGGCATATACTACGTCCCGGGCAGATTTTACACCATGTCCCCGGGACGTAGGGGGCGTTAACCGCTTCTGCCTGAACGGCGGCGTCCAAGAGGAAGTTTTCAAAAACCAGTAACTGCTCAATTGTGACGAAGACGCTGCTGAAAGCGGCTCCAAAAAGGCTACGGGGCTGGTAAATAAACAGCGTCACCCCGCTATACTGGCCTGCTGCATCGCCAAACGACCTTAACTTAGTGACCGCCGTCGCTAACAACTGCTCATTACTTTCGGCGTTGACTGGGGAGCCTTGCCCGTATTTATAATCGCCCACCACAAAGCTCTCCTTACCGTAGGAGATAACATCTGCATCGCCACGCACCTGGGGATTTGCCGGGTGCGCAATGCGCTGCTCCACTTCGCGGTTAGGGGCCTGATTAAGCTGCTCGAACGCCGCCACAACCCCTAAGTAATCGATTGCGTGTTTGACCATCTCTCGAGAGTCGTCATCGGTGGGCAAGGGTTCCCCCCTTAACGCCATTGCTGCTATACGGTGCGCTTCCGTCCCTTCGAGCTGCTCTTTCGAAGACGGCATCCTTGTGGCTCGGAGGGATAGAGACCTCGACCCCGGGCAATGCGCCCAGCGTGAGGTCCCAGAGAAACTAAGACCTGCCATTTATATACCCCGGCTCTCCATTAATTTCATCTGCTTGACCGACGTATCGTGGTTAAGGATGTGGTTTTCGGCGAGACGTGCATACCCACTGATGTCCGTCCAATGGTCCTGAAAAGTTTCGTCCCCGGCGATGATGCGCGAAACTTTATCCAGAATTAAATCGAGCGAGTTCAACAGCAGAGGGTCGAAACCCATCCGCTGGCAGTGGTAAAGCTCTTTCATGTCGTAAAGAATCCGAGTGCGCGCAAGGCAAGAGCCATGGGTCGCTTCCCGGTTTGCCAACAGGTCTTGCACCCCTAGAACCCCCCAGTGCTTGCAGCAGACTGAGCTGCAAGTTCATAGGCCGCCCCAGTGCAGTGCTGGACCATTGCGTTTGCGTCGTCGATTGTTATGTTCGCTTTGGTTAAGCCCCGGCTGGCACAGTACTCGCCACTAAAGGTACCGATGACATCACGGGCGATACCTGTGGTTGCTGCGAGCGCATCTAGACGGGATTTAATCATCTCGGTCGCCATTGCCTCGCCTAACGGCGCAGCGTTTGTGGAGGGGCCAGCGGGGGTCGCTGGTGGGGCAACGCTGATTTGCGTTAGAACTAACCCTTCTGGGAGCTCTGGTTCCAGGGCATCGGCTTTACGTGCACGTCGAGCTGGAGGGGTTTTGGGGGCGGCGCCACCGGCTGCAAGGTCCAGAGCGTTTACTCTTTCGTATAACTCCTCCAGCACCTGGGCCGATTTCTCGACAGTCAAAAAGATATTGTTGACCTGGGCAACCAAGTCCTCTACTATAGGCATTAGTAAAAATTCCTTTACTTTACTTCACTTTACTTTAATATACCCCGCGCTGCTGCGCGTTTGCGCTCCAGCGCGGCTCTCATTCGGCTTTCGATATCAGAGCCTCGAGCTTCCACAAAATAAAACGTACATTCATCGAGTTGTCCATTGCGGTCTAAGCGTCCCATTGCTTGGTCTATTTGGGCCGGTGTCCAGTCCTGTTCTAAAAACATACCCGTTGAGCACGCAGCCTGAAGGCCATCGAGCCCAGTACCACCAGCTCTGATTTGTACGACTGCTAATTTTCTAAAACCACGAACAAAGCTGTCTATCATTTGTTTTCTTTGGGCAATGCTTTGTCCTCCTTCTATTATCGCCGCCATAGGGAAACGGGCAACGATTTGTTGCAAAACGTTTCGGTGATGTGCAAAAACTACAAGGTTCCCGTGGTGTTTTAACACCGCTGCAATGGTCTCCAAAGCCTCTGGGGTCTTGCTTTCCGCCGATACTCGCCGAGCGGTTATATGGTTCTCCTGGTCGAACTCTAAACGCTGTAAGTCTATTGGCGCTGTGATTTTATAAACACTTGGCGGAACCCAATCGCCGAGCACCTGTTGCCGGGTGCGCCGGAACATAAAATTATTGAGCCGCAGTGCTAACTCCTCCACCTCGCTGGCTCCGGAGTCCTCGAAATGCGAGCCCTCAAAATGCGCAGCGCAGAATTTACGCGCGTAGGCTTCATACCCATGGCAATCGTATAGAGCATCCGGCCAGAGGGCGTTGAGCAGTGGGTAGAAGTCTCTGGGCCCACTCAAAATGGGTGTGCCGGTTAGAGCGAAAACTTTCCTAGCCACGGTATAAAGCCCCGTGCCCTTACCGAGCACACGCTGGGTTCGTTTCGAGTTGCCGCTTGCCAGGTAATGCGCTTCGTCAAGGATTAAGACGTCGTAACCTGAACCGGCTTTGTTCATCCGCTTAATCGTTTCATAGAGCGAAAAGCTGCCACTTTGTGAGCGGCTCAGGTGGTCGTAATTCCAGATGCATACGCTTGTGTTTAGGCTGTTTACCCCTACATTTGTGTAGCCCTCACCCCGGAACGTGTTGGCCCAATGCTGTTTCACCGTAGCGGGGCAGAGCACTAGAATTCGGGAGGCCCCTAATCGGCGGCAAGCGTGGACGGCCGATAGGGTTTTACCCACGCCCATGTCATCGGCTAAAAGCCGGTTTGGGAATCGAGGGTCACAAAGAAAATCGACTGCGGGTTTCTGGTACTCGTAAAGCTCCACTACCACGCCTCGCGCTGGCTATACGGGCGGTTGGTCAAGACTACATGACGGGTCTGGGTGTCATTATCCCAGTGACGTACCCCAGTGACTCCTTCGTGGCGTAGCCACTTTGACACTGTCGCACGCTCAAACTTGTTCAGGTCTGGCATGCCCATCTTTTCATCGATAAAGGTGTTTAAGGTTAAGTGGTCTTCGTGGAAGTTGGCCAAGGCCTTTTTAAAAGGCTCCCATGAAGGGGGGCGGAGGGCATCCGAGTTCTTGGCAAACACCTTTCTGGTAACTTTCGCCACCATAATGTTTCGGTAAGAGAGGCCCATAAGGTGGAGGCACCTATTAATTCTTGCCGCCACCTGGTTAGAGAGGTCTGGCCCGTGAATTCCCATCGCATCACGTGCGACATCCGCCACGGTGAACTTTGCGTCCTCTGGCTGGAGCGCCATCCAGTCGCTTAAATTGTCTACCCATGCATCGGTCAGCATTCGTGCTTGCGTCTCCACTTTCCCTAATTCTTCTAATCTTTCAAACGGAAACTCTGCGTAGCGGCCAGCCCGGTAAGCCACCACGGCTTCAGCGTATAACTGCGGTATAATCTCGCGCGCAAAATCAATATCAATCAGCTGGACTTCAACGGGTAGCATCCGCCGGTTGCCCGTGATGTCCCTCAAGTAGCCCTCGCCGTCAGGGTTATACGTCGCAATCATTAAACACTGTTTTTTAAAATCAGTTGCGACTTTATCATACGGGGTACGGAAGCGTAATGTATCGTCGGTCAAAAACTTCTTAAGCCGGTCGCCGTCAGCTTGCTTGAGGCCTGCCAGTTCAGGCAGCTCGATGATCCACTTGCCTTGGAGGTTCATAAACATGTCTTTATCCCGGAAATCAAGGCTTAGAGAGCCATAATACCGGGGGATTGGCGCAAGGGCCTGAATGAGTGCTCCCTTTTTTGTGCCTTGGCCGCCTTCGAGAATCAGCAGTGAATCCGCTTTGCACCCGGGTTCATACGCCCGGGCCACCGCAGTTAGAAGCGTCACCTCTGAAGCGAGGCGGTTGAACTCATTATCATCCGCATCGGCGACCATGTGCAGCCACTTGGTGATTCGTGGAATCCCGTCCCATTTAAGGGCGTTCAGCCAAGCTTGAATCGGGTGGTACTCGCTTTGCTTGGCGACGTAACGGGCGGCCTTCCACGTCTCATCGCCTTTCATTTCCATGCCATATCGCTGGCCTAGGTAATAAATCAGCTCAAGGCATTCGTCATCGGTAAAGCGGTAGCGCCCTTCATTAAAGACCTTGTGCCATGGGGGGGTAATGTTAAACTCAATCTCGCCCGATAGAACGTTGAACCTCAAAAGCCGGTGGAGTTCGTTGTGCCAGCTTTCGTCCACCGAGGGGAGCATCATTAGGGTGCAAAGGTTTGCGAAGGTGGGCTTTATCTTCCCGTGGGTATCCCGGTTAAAAGTACGGTTGGTGTCCTGCAAAGACTCTTCAACCGCTTGGATTTCTATGGGCGTAAGTGGGCTGGTAAAGTCCTTGTACCGGGCGTAACCCCCAGCATATTTACCGTATTTATAGGCGTTGTCTACCTTTTTTTCCATTTCGGTGTCGCTCCACGCGGGGAGACAACGGGGGTTATAGTGGTAGAGCATTAGCTCTAGGGTTTTCTCGGGCGTGAGGTGCTCTTCGCGGCCTTGGCACGCCACGATATAGGTCTGGTGGTCGCCACTCTCGCCCTGAAATGCAGGGGGGCACCCTTTTAAGTACTCTACGTATTTGGCGATGGCTACTTCGTGGTCGACCAGCTCCATATTAGCAACCGCAGTGCGGGGGCTTTCCCCCTGGGCGATAAGGATGGAAACCAGCTCCGGAGGGGCATCGGTTATCTGGTTTACCCAGCCCTCGCTAACCCTATACGCTACGTGGGTTTCGTAGTGAATGGACTCCGGGCCAACCACATAATGGCCCGCCGATAGAAAGTCAATCCCCGGGTATTGGTCGAGGTTTTTTTTCACCCGGAATTCTGGGATTTTATAGTAGTGATGGCACCCACCACCGCCCGTTGTCACCGTAAAAGTGTCTGGGAAGCCCCCGATATCCTCAGCAAGCTCAAGGTAAGAGTTGCGGCCATCCGGGTAGTTTCGTGGGTCGGAATCCACAACCAAAATGCCTAGGGGTAGGTTCACCCCATAGTTATCCTTCCTAATGGGCTCCGCATTTTCAGGGGTGGTCAACTGCCACTCTTTGATAAGCGCCCGTTTTCCAGCGACCCGAAAAGTGCCAAATCCAGCCGCCCGATAAGCGGCTTGTATCTCAAGAGTCACGGCTAGCTCCTAGCGGCCACACGCGCGGCCTTGCGGCGAAGGCGCGGGTCGGTTATAACCACGGGTTCAGGCTCAACTTCATTTAACGCTGGGCAGCCGGTCTCTAGCTCTTTTCGCAAGCTCGAGCCGTGGGTAACTAACAGCGCTAAGTTGAAGTCGTGGATTATGGGGTCACGGAAAGTTTCATCTAGCCGCCCGAGCACTCGCATTAGCTCCCGCTCAAGGTCAAGTAGCACCCATTCCCCTAGCTGGAGTGGCGTTCTCGGCCGATAATGGACTACGCTTTTAAAAAAATTGTTGCCAATCTTTTGCCGCATTATAAAACGCAAAAGGTGCATAAAAAACGCCCATATAAAATTACTTCACTTCTTCTATTTAAACATAGCAAACAATAATTACTGTGTGTCGGTATTTTTAACCATCCAAGGTAAAAGTTTACCGATTTCGTTTTTATAGCCGTGCAGCCCCGTTGCCAGGTGGTCGTGTACGGCCCATTTTGCGTAGGCCGAGCCAAGCAACGTGGACAAATGGGAGAAGCGTACAAATTTATAGTCCGGGTACTCTTCTTTAAAGTGTAAAATCGCGATTTTAGCCATGTGGTGGGTTCGCCCACCGGGGTACAGGTGGAAAGCAGTCCGCCCGGCCTTGTCGGTGTAAACTGCGTACCTCAGCGGTGCACGGCGGTAGTCCGCTACGGGGATTTCTTCGTAGCTAACGTGCCCTAGGGGGCTAGCTACGATACGGTAAAAGTGGCCCCGGATGCCAAAGCTATAGCCGGGGGGGTGGTCTCTCATATACGCTTTTATTAAAGCGTCAAAAATCGGGCGTTCAGACACGGGTTTCTTTCCAGACAACGTTTCTTTTAATATGACTGATTAATGTACGGTGGACACAGAACTCTGCGGCTAACGCCACGTGGTCAGCCTCGCCGCCAAAAAGATCCAAAACCTCGCGGATCATTTCAACTTCTATCCCCGTTAACTTAGGGCCTGCGTATACGCCGTCAGGCATTTTGCGTCTAGGCATCGTCAACCTCTTTCATATAAGCTATTAAGGAAGTTGTCATACTCGATTTTCCGGGATTGGTTCCATAGGACGCTGTCGACCTCTTGAAACACGGGTCTTCTAGGGCGCGGCGGCGAGCTCCGGGTGAGAGCCAATACACTTGGATGCACAGGCGGTAGCGGTTGCGGGGGGCGGTTTCTGAATGCCGCGATGCCCTCGGTATCTAGCTTGTGTTGGTCGCGTGCATGGGCGGGGCAGAGCCACCAGTCTTTTATTTTTTCGCGGGCGGATATATAAATGAATTTGGGGTCGTCGCATCGGCAAAGAACGCACCCGTCGCTACTCTCAGGCAAGGGGAACCCCCCTTTGTATGACTTGGAAAGGGGGGGCCATGTGTTTATCCTTCTGCTGGGGGCATAACTAGTTATCCGAAACGTCTTGCCCGGTTTTGGACCGTTTAAGGGTTCTAGCCATCCGCACCCGTAACGCCGTATGTAACGCCTCTAGCTCTGTGGGCCCGTCAAATGCGGGCTCTACCACCTCCGGGCCAGCAGGGTTATTGAGTTCATGGTACCGGTACATGGCTACTCTTTTAGCCTTCGTTGTTAATTTAGCATCGCGCAGTATGGTTTTGACTTCTTCAGGTATGCCATCCCCTGTTAATACTGCGTAGGCGTCGTCGTCTAGGGTTAGTTCTCGGATAATGTCAAGAACGATAATCGGGACCTCAGTGACGTTATAGGTGACGCCCCCGCAAGTAACAGCGCTGCCGATGACGATGGAACCCTCCTCATTATAGAGGGATTCGACGACGGTTATATCCTTTGCGTTTAGTGCAACTCTAGCGCCCCCGGCGAGGAGTACGCCTTCAAAAAAACCTGGCATATTTAAGATTCCTTATTAATTAAATAACATTAATTACCAATTAAATTTTGTTAATACTCTTCTGGTAATAGCAAAACGGTACGTTTTTCAGAGGTATAATCGCCGGAGCTGCTACATATTGCCCAAAGCTTTATAGGCGTTTCTAAGGTGGTTTGGATCCGCTGGGTGATGATAACGGCGTCATTATCTTTGATGGTGAAGTCCATTTCGCCGTGGTACCCGCTGGGTGTGAGTGCCACAACAAGGAGGTAACCAAGCCCTTTGATTTTCCCTAAGCTCATAACATAACTAGCTAGGGTGTCAAGGAACCAATAACATTTTAAGTCGTTACACAATTGCATCACGCCGGGGGTAGCTACCCAGTTACGGGCGAAAGGGCTAAACGCGTAGTACCGGCCACTTTCATAAGTTGTTTCTAGGGTTTCCATTTTTAAACTTCCTCTACTTACATTAAATATAGTAACAAGGGCATTTTAAATTAGAACTAATTTATTAAGTTTGTAAAGTTATAGACTGTTTCAATAGTTAATTCTTGCAGTACTCTCCGGGATGTAGCGCATCATAACGCTCCGCAATGGTCTCAACCTCCGCATCACTCAAAGCTATCTCTCTAACCTCGCACGTCGAATCAAAATAAAGCGCACTCACCGCGTCACCGTCTGCGTTATAGGTTATGTCTAGGTACCGCGTTGGCCCCCCGCAACTCAATAGCACCCGGTAAATGGTTCGCACCTCGACAGCTAACACGTCGCTCTGCGTGCGCTCTTCAAGGAGGAGTTTAAATTCTTTATCAGTCGCCGTTTTTGCGCCTAGCTCCGCCGTTATTTCATATTTCAGGTTCCGCTGCTCGAGTTCCGCAGCCAGTTCTTTGCAAATGTCTTTCATTGTGTTTGCTCCTTTATTTCTATTTACTAATTACTAATAACCGCCTGCACGGCGTGCATCTCTTGTTGCGCGTGCGTTGTCGCCCCTATTATGCTTTTCATCCAAGGCCTCGCCCCGCAAGGCCTCATCAGGCCAGGGCTTGCGCCATACGCCGTTACGGTATAGGTTACGGCCTTTGATGGTGGTTTTTGTGCCGTCCTCAAGCAACAGAGTAAAAGTGTGTTGTTGCTTAGCGGCGCCGTAGCCATCATTCACAAGCATTGCGGTAACAATCTCAAGATGGCTAAAGCGTGGGCTTTTGTAGCTCCCTGCAAAAACCGCTTTCTGAAACCGGACACTATCGCCTGTGCAGCAGTCACCCGTAGCGTTGATTGTGTAAACAGTATCACCCTTATAATCTGGGTTAGTGTACGGCATTTTATTGCTCCTCCCTCGCCTTATGCACAAACTCATCCCATTCGCATGCTATGGCCTCCACCCTAGCCAGCCTTGAATATAAGCGTGCTAGCTTGACTTCCATCTCTGGTGTTTGTTTAGGGCTATCTACGATACGCTGGATGGCATTGGACAACTTAAACGCTTTGCTTATCAAATCCACCTCACTTAGCGTGTAGTAGTGGTCTCTAGTCATTTTGTGGGTTCCTTATACAATGGATAACGTGTACGTGAAGTAAAATTTGGTGTGATACCGGGTAATAACAAGCTTTAGGGTCTTGCCGTCCAGTGTTGTGCCGTCCTCATCGGGGTAGGTGACAAGCCAACCTCTTGCAGCCTGCGGATTCCGTGAATCGGCATCGACTAGGACAAACTCACTCCGGCGTAATTCTCTAACGGCCTTGAGGAGTCCAATTTGCGGGCAAGTCTTGACGGTTTCCCGGACCAGTACGGGGGCTTCACCCGGCGGCGACTCAATATGGTGGATGTCGGTAAGGGTTAAGGTTTGCCCCTCCCTGGCTAGTAAGGCTTTAAGCTCTTCCAAAGTTAGAGTTTCCATTTTTTGGGTTCCTTTCTCAGGATAATAAAAGTTGAGGGCATCACCTCAGGATAATAAAAGTTGAAGGCCTCACCTCAGGATAATAAAAGTTGAGGGCATCACCTCAGGTGACGCGGGCCGAACCAGTCCATAAATTCCTCAGGGGATGCGGCGTAGATTGACCCACGCACGGCTTTTTGTTGAGGCCCGCGCCAACCATCATCTTTATAAACATCGCCAGAATGACTGTCTATAAAACAATAAGCAGATTTAACGCCTTGGTCATCGGTCCGCACGATCCGCACAAAGCGCCTGCGATCTCCTGAAACTAGCGGGTCAAACCCTAAAATGGGGCAAGGCCAAGAATATCCCTGATGATTTGCGGCAACTAGCGCCTGGCATTTGTTTATAAAAAGTTGTATTTTCTGGTTAAGCGTTTTTAGCTCCTCGGCTGTCATCGGTTTGTCTACTCCTTTATAATAACTCGGTACGTGTAATTTAGCAATAGGTTTGTAACGGTTTGTGAAGTTATGTTTTATGGGCCTTGCGTCGTGGCGACGGTATAAACTAGATGGTGAGTTATGCCGCCTACTTTAAGCGGATCCCCTTGGATGATTGTTAAAGTGCCATCCTCTAGCAAAGCGTTACCCTTAGCGGGATAATCGATCCAAGCTTTGACACTCTCCCCGTTACGGTCAATTGTTGTTAAACAAAAGTCTTTGCTACGGATGCCGGATACTTTACGCGCTACGCCTAACGCAGGATGATTATTAGCATCTTGCTTGATATAATCCCCGATAAATGTATAGTTTGGGTATTGACTTTGACCCTCCAAGGGGACATAAAAAACCCTATAACTTTGGGTTAGTGTGAGAGTTACACTATTGCCCTTCGTGCCTGTTAATAAGTCTTGTAACGCTTGCCTAGTCAATGTTGCCATTTTATTGTGTCCTTATCAATTAATAAACGATTTATACAGGTTTACTGGTTAACTGCCATTGTTTACCACGCGCCGATTTAGTCACGCTATAAACCATGTATAGCGTTACCGTGTTTGCCATTATTGGGTTGCCAGTCATTAGCGTTAACCTCTTTCCCTCCAATAAAACGCCATGCTTAGGCGGATAGGGTTGTTGCTCTTGCGTCATCGTGCCGTCGCTCCCTACACGCAATAGGCTAAAATAATCATTAGCAACCCCACAAACTTCATAAGGTATGCCGATTGATGGATGATCGGGATGGTTTAACCTTGCGTGATCTCCAGTGAATTTATATCCTGTATGTTTGTATTGCTCTGCTTTGGGAGCGTACAAAACACTGTAACTTGAGGTTAGTGTGAGAGTTACAATATGGTAAAGCTCTGCTGTTAATAAGTCTTGTAGCGCTTGCCGTGTTAGTGTTGCCATTTTATTGTGTCCTTATCAATTAATAAACGATTTATGCCGGTTTGCCTTTGATGTATTTAGCCAGTTCTCCAGCTACGTACTGTTTAAATAAACTTTTGGCTTCTTTTTTTGTGTAACCCATGTACTTCTGTATATACTTCTGGTTACCGATGATAGCGCTTATTTCCAACGCGCCAGATGGATGCGCGTAATCAATTATCATTTGTTTGCTCCCTATCAATTAATAAATAATTTGTGGGGTAGTGGAGCAGGATTAACCTGCTCCATCGTGGGAATTAAATGCTTATCATGTTGGAGTAGTCCCCTCTTCGATCCTCCTCCTCCTCCTCTCCTCTTAATAGACTGATTGCCTCCTTGATATAGGCGCGCATCCTTACGATATTTGCGACGCTTAAAGCATCCTCTAACAGTTCAATAGCGGCAAAACTGCGATCATCAGATGGCCACGCGTCACGGTCGATTAGTTGATCGTCGTCATATCCGTACGCTTTGCATGTGCCTCCGACGTCGTACAGGTCAAATTTATGATAGGTATTAGAGTAATAACAACCATTAGGCTCTAACGTGTGTCCGGTTTGGTCGATCATGACGTCAAACGTTTGGTTTTTGTTTATTATTTGTTGCCAAACTATAAATTTACCGTGTCCTAGTTTGGTTAATTGCTCTAGGTACGGCATGCGTTGAACCGGGTCGCATTTTGCTAGCACTTCCGCCAAAATTGCGGAGTCACTCTTTAACGCATTTTGCCAGTATGGGCCTTGTAATATGCCATTGTGGGCAAAATATGTTTTATTACCTAAATTAAATGGGTGTATATTGTTTGTGTCGATTAGCCCATGTGTTGCCTGCCTCCCGTGTAGTAAAAACGCTTGCCCTTGGATGGCGCTTGCAAACACTTGATCCAGTACTTGCGGATCGTAAGTTGTTTTTTCTACGCTCCAGCCTTTGCTTGACCCTTGTTTTTTTATGGGTAAGGGCAATAGTTTTATGGGTCGATCTAGTGCCGTTGACATTATCCCTAAACCGTGTGGATAAGTGTTTGCGACTTGCTCCAGCTCCTCCCTGTCAAACGTATGATGATTTACGTCACTTGCTACAATTACGCACATGCTGTTACTAGCTCCCTATCTACTGTTAAGTTATAAAAGCGGTTAGCCCATTTTGCAAAGTCTTGTTTTAAATCCGCGTCGATCGGGACTAGGATGTTTTGCGCGGGAATGCCTAGCTCTTTGACGTGTGCATAGATATTATTGAACACGTGTGCGCTGTTCGCGATTATTAGGCTTAAACGCGTTATATCAACGCTCGGAGCGGGTAGCCTGAATTCGATCCGGTCATCTTTTAGTCCTACCGCGCTAAATTTGCGATGAGGTGAAAAGCCAGATTGACAATAGTCATTATAATCACGGCCAAAGTATCGGATCCTCTGGTCAAACCCTAGTTGATCGATAAATAGCGTGGCCTCTTTTGCGACGGTATATAGATCATTGTGTGTGTGGTTGTCCCACGACATGTTCACGTGTAGCCCACAACGATCACTAGTCCGTAGCCTGTAAAAAGTTAATATGCTTTCCATTAATTCAACTTGTTTAATCACGCTTAACGGTCGCGTTTGGATCTCGATCCCGTCGTCGCCTAAACTACTATCACTAGAGACTTCGACCTTGCCGGGGTACTCATGTATTAAGTAGTCTTTTGCCTCCCTTGGAGTGTCGTTCTCTGAATAACATTCGTATTCTAAACCGATTGCTAAAGTGCCGGGTTCCGTGTGTTCATCTTGACGCTTAAAACTACAACTTTGGTAGCTTATCGTTCCACCACCATCATAATCATCATCATCATCATCATCTTCTGCATCAAAATGATAGCTTTCTGTGCTATCGTGGTAGTGCACTTCTCCGCGATTGTAGTATAGGTTTCCTTCCCCTTCGACGTTTACAAATTCATCCTCCATGCAGGTAGGGCAATTGATGATCGTCGTTGAATTGTCCTCTCGGATTAGTAGGTAATTAGCGCAGTTTTGACACTCGACCGCACGATAAGCTTGAGGCATTTTAGAACTCCTTATTACTTTACTTTTTACTCATCACTTTACTTAATTTGTGGGGATGGCGCAGGTTAAACCGGGTCGCATTTTGCCATCACGTCGGCGGTCACGCGCATTGCCCAAATTGCGTTTTCTTGCGCCCATATTTGTTTATCTAACGCATCGATGCGGTGAACATCCGGATCATCTTTTATTGCCTCGCTTTGGGCTAACCTGCGTAAGGCTTCCAGCGCGTCGACTAGTTGCGGGTCATCTTGTTGCATTGTTTTGCTCCTTTGTTTTATCTGATTTATTTGGTGTGTTGTGCTCCCCTCGACTCCTTTATAATAGCGCAGTACGTGTAATCTAGCAATAGGTTTGTAACAACTTGTTAAGTCCAGTTTTAAGGGAGGGAAGGAGCAGGATTAACCTGCTCCATTGTGTGGTTTAGGCGGTTAACGTACTTAATAGCTCTTCCGCGTCGCGTCGACTCCCTTCAACCGATCGCCTTGTCGCGTCGTTGATATCTAACGCTAGGTAATCGGTCGCGATGACAATAATTTTTCTTAGCGCAACGATTGAAGCGGTTTTGCGTGTATCGTTCATTGTGTGGGCTCCTTGTTTGTTTGTTTGGTGTGTTGTTCTTGACTCCTTTAATATAGCGCAGTACGTGTAATCTAGCAATATGTTTGTAACAACTTGTTAAGTCCAGTTTTAGGGGAGGGAAGGAGCAGGATTAACCTGCTCCATTGTGTGGGGTTAGGCGCTTAACTCCTTTGTGATGGCGCTTAACACCCGTAGGCTTAAACCAGAGCGGCACAACCTAAAGTTCCCTGTCTGTATCGCGACCATACCGCCGATTGATGCGCCATCGGTACCCCATACCGATCCGGGTTGTGTCTGGTCGATTGAATGCAAAATGTTGTTTGCAAGGCTTTCCGCTTGCCCGAACTCTTCGACCCCATTTATTTTAATAGACACACACAAAACCCCTTCACCGGGTTGTGAAAGCGTCGCTCCTCCTGCTTTGGCCATTGCGATCACTTCTTGTGCGGTTTGGGTTGCGGTTGGTGTTGGTGTAGGCATTTGTGGGCTCCTTGTTGTTGTGTTGTGTTGTTGTTTGTTGTTGACTCCATTAATATAATCGACTGCGTAGGATATAGCAATAGGTTTGTAACAACTTGTAAAGTCCAGTTATAAAGCTTAAAGTTGTATGCTAATGGCATTTTAAAATTACCTAACCAATTAGTTGATCCGGCAATCGGCGCTTGCTTTGTGGGTCGATTACAAAGGTACCTTAATTTGACATTTTATAAAAATAGTAGTGTAGGGTAGTATATACGATATATATACGATTTGTAGTAAGTGTTTAAAGGCCTTTTTTGACCCTTTTTTGACCCGTCACCAGAACATGCACAAGGCGCCACTTTGCATCCCCTAATGGCTAGAGACTCCAGAAAACACGTTTTGCTAGACAATGCCCATACACTGCCTGCCTAAACAGTCATAAAACCCTGGTTGACCGACATGCATCATTATTTAAACAAACTATGGATTCACTCTCCTTTTAGCATACAAAATGGGCGGACCTTCCCACTTCCCTTTATATAGTAATTGATTCCATTGGGTTTGCGACCCTAAATAACGTCTGATAATATTAATTCTGTTCGTTTTCCCTATTTTTGGGCGGGTCGGACCCAAAAAATGGGGGGTGCCCCCCCCTTGACAATAAAAACAGTACCCCCAGGGTAGGGCGGTACCACGATATTTCTGAGTGTACCCTTCTGAAAATAAATACGGGGGTACTATGCTTCACCATTTGGAGACATTTACGGGGGCCACAATATGAGCCGGATATTTTTCGAAACTTCCACCCCACTTCCCCTTTACCAAACATGGGAGACAATAAAAGCAGAACAAGTGAAGTTGTTTTAATTTTTACTCTCCCTCTTTTTTAAACGTTACGCCCAGTAGCCGTCAACCGCTATTGGGCTTTTCTTTTTTAAAACAAGATATAATGGGTTGAGTGAAGTGGACCTCTGTGGAGTTTTTTTAAAATGCTCACGCCTGGCCAACAGACGTTTGTTGAATACTACGCGCGCACGAAATGCCTGAAAACTGCTGCGGTAGCCGCAGGAGTGCCCATCAATATGGCCTTGGCGCAAGCAACCCAATGGTTAGGTAAGGGCGAGGTTATCAAGGCGGTTCAGCAGTCCCAGACCGAGCAGTCCAACAATCTTGATGAGCATCGTAGAAGACTTTTGCAGCACACGATGGCCTTGGCTACATCTGATGTCAGCAATGTGCTGTTTGAAGATGAGAGCGGCGAGCTGCAACTGCGCAAGCTTAATGACATGACCACCGAAGCCCGATGGGCCATTAAAAAAATACAGATAACTGAATCCCCCGTCCCGTATTCTGACACCCCACGGCGGAAGATATCGCTAGAGATGCACTCTAAGACTGACGCGCTGAACAACGCTATTAAAGTGTTGGGCCTGGACAACACAAATATTACCCACCATTTCAGTGCCCGTGAAATCGAATCCATGGACTCCGTCAAACTAGATGACCTGATGAAAGGGCTCACCCGTGCAGGAGGCGATGATTAATGGCCTCTAAGGTTGAACGGGTGAAAATCCTGCTCGCAGCAAATAGCGACTTAGCGCTTCAAAAGTGCTTGAAAAAGCGGTGCAGCGAAGACATTTTCTTTTGGTTCGACTGGTTTGCGCAGACGTTTGACCCCAGGCTAGTTGACCAGTTTGACGTTGCCGCTGGTGAAATGAAAAGAGTGCCCATAGGCATTATCCCCTTCAATCTTTACCCGTTCCAACGGGACTTTATCGCCGCGCTTGAGCTCAACGCCAAAAAGAACTGTGATACCGCAGTCGAAAAGTCCCGAGACCAAGGTGTTTCGTGGGCGGTGATTTGTTGGTGTTACTGGAACTGGTTGTTTACCCCCAATGCGCAGTTTTTGATAGGCTCTATGACCGCTGATGACGTGGATATCGGGGAGCACGAAGCCAGTATTTTTGGCAAGTTGCGAATTCTTGTGAAGTACACCCCGCCGTGGATGATGCCCAAAGGGTTTCGCGACGACATGCACAACACCTTTATGAAACTGCTGAACCCTGAAAACGGGGCGAAGATTAAAGGCCGGGCTCCGGTTACGAACTTTGGTCGTAGCGGTCGGTATATGGCGATTATTTTCGATGAAGCGGCCTTTTGGCGGGACTTTGCGGCGTCGTGGGCCTCCTGCGGTTCTGTTACTTCGGCTTCCCGCATCGCTATCAGCACCCCTAACGGGCGGGAATTTTTTTACAAATTGATAACCGGCGCCGCTCAAGAGCAAATCCACCGCATTACAATGCCCTGGCACCTTAACCCCCAGCACACCGAGGAGTGGTACAACGAAACAAAGAAGCGGTATTCTCCGGCGAAGTTCGCCCGGGAAATCGAAATCTCCTACTCCGAGTCGTTGGAAGGCCGGGTCTTCCAGTACGTCCCAGCTATTCATAACGTGCCCGGCGAGTATGAGTTCAACCGAGACTTTAAAACGATTGCCTCCTTTGACTTTGGCAACTGCTCCGCCGTGACCTTCCACCAGCTCACCCCTTGGGGCCAGCTTCGGACATTTAAAGAAATTGTGTTCGGCACAAAAGGCGAAACCCACAACCTAGCCTCCGCTGCATCGCATTACCTGTCGACGCTCAACCTAAAGCCCGGCGACGTTCTGTGCTGCGCGGATCCGTCTGGGAACACGAAAAACAACCAGACCGGGTTCAGCGAGTGCGACATCTTGCGGAGCCCGTACAACTTTGCGGTTCGCACGGACCGGATTAGCGCAATACAGGCCCGGCGAAAGGTAGGAGTCAGCCTCCTGCAAACAATGATGGGCACGTTGGTTCAGGGAGTCCCTAGATGGCAGGTATGGGGGGACAAGTGCCCCACCATTATCGAGGCCTTGCAGGGTGAATACCGTTACGCAACCAGCGACGCCGGGGATGAATCGAACCATATCATCGAGGAACACCCTTGGGAAGATGTGGTCGACTGCTGTCGCTACGCGGCTCTCCAGTTTGCAGACTACGAAGTCAGCACCCGGAAAGAAGTTACAACCAGTTCAACAATAAGGTTTGCAATATGATCGAGCCCCAATCAGCTGAAGATGAGCTTATGGCCGCCGCTAACCCCGTGCCATCGCCTTTCCAGACCAAAGAGTTCACGGACGACGACGACAAAGTGGTTAAGGTGCTTGAGCACGCATGGGCGACGTTTACCGGCTATTACGGAGATGTCGACAAAACGACTGCGAAAGTCCTTAATTTTTATAACGGCACCATTCCGGAAGAGTACACCAGCGTCTACGATGAAACCAAAAAAGAGTGGGTTAAAGGCATAAACAGCTCGGCCAGAATTGGCTGGACCCACAGGGGTGTTAACCAGCTGGCCGATGAGGTCAGCTCGACATTAATTAGTACGAATGAGTTTTTTGATATTGCCCCCACCCCCGGGAGCGAAACAGCGATAAAGGTGTGCGAGCGTGTCTGCACCTCGCTCCTGCACAATGCCGGAATCCAGTCGTTCATGAACGACACAATCCGCACCTGGCTGCTGTTTGGCGAAGTGGGGGTATATGTCGACTGGGCCGGAGGGGGCCGTGAAGCCATATCCCTATGCCGCATCCCCTATCGGTATATCCGCCACACCCCCGTTTATGAGCCCGAAGACCGTGCAAACTTAAGCTATGTCAAGCTTTGCACGAAACAAGAGCTACTAGATTCAGATGATGGTTATTATTATAATGTTATGGAGCTAGAAGACCCACCGGCCGATAGCATCCCCCAGTCTAACCCCAGCACCTCGCAGGTCTCTGCGGCGGTTTACCCGCAGCCAGGGCCCGGGGAAATACGGGTGGTGAGCAGCTACATTCCGGAGATTACGATAGGCGAAAGAACATACACTAACGTGTTCGCAGTGGTTGCGGATGAAAAAATCCTCTTGCAATTTGAGCCCAACATGAGCCATGAAGAGTTCCATAGCCGGGCGCATATCCGTGCTTGCCGTGAGAAGTTTGTGGATGCCGTATGGGGCCCAGTCAACGTTGGCCAGAGCGTGGCACACCAGGCGATTGACCTAGAGCTTGCGGCCTACGTAGTACATAACCTTTCGTTAGACAGCGCCAAGCTGAACGTGCACGCCCCACGAACCTACGACGTACAGGACACCACTTTAAAAACGTATATTGAAGCCCACCCGCTGGATGCATTTGCCCCGGGCGCAATGGTACCGAGAGGCATGCCGGGCCAGCCGATTGAGACGCTGGCAACGGGGGTGGACATGCTGAGTTTTAGTATTCAGTACCTTCAAAAACTAGAGCAGGAATTTATTCTTGCCATCGGCGTCCCCGGGTTTAACGGTGGGGTTGGAACCGACGATAAACGGGTGGCTGCTACTGCCAAGCAGATGCAAGCCAGTTACGCCGCCGTCCGGATGAAGGCGCTGATAGAAGAGGCCAATCGACAGATTCTCCTGCCTATCGTTTACCGCGTTTACTACCTTGTGGCGATGGCGTTCAACGCTGGGGAAATGGACGAACTGGCCCAGCAGATATGCCCCACCGTGCTGAACGAAGCGATGATGCGTGGGCAAATTGCCCCGTTGCTACGGCCTGAGAAGTTTAAAATGACCACGTACGAAAGCCCTATCGCCCGTTCTGAGCGGATACAAGCCCTCCAAACCATGATGCCCCAGCTGATGCAGCTGGAGCAAGCCTACCCGGGAATTATACAGGCATCGGGGCAGAACCCCCCTGACCTATTACGGAAATTATTTAGCGACTTGGGCTTTGAACCTTCAGCCCCCTTAGGAGTGAACAATGCTCAACCTGACCAACAAGCCATGGGCCCAGCTGCCGGAGACCCTGCGGCTGGTGGAGCGGCTCAAGCAGGAAGTCCGCCTAATCCGGGGCTTCCCCCAGAGTTTGGACCAGCAGGTGGCGTTCCAGGCCCAAGCGGTCCGAGCGTCGTTGGCCCAGCAATTAATTGAACTGATTGAAGACCCAAAAATGACATTAAGCAGATAGAGGACACCCGATGCCAGATACGCAAACACAGGCTGTAGAGGATTCTACGCCGCTTTTAGTCGAAGACTGGGGCAGCCCTGAGGGCTACGGCCAGGAGTCGGAGACACCCACGGAAGACAATAACGAAGACTTTAGCGGGTCGCAAGAGTACGAAACTGACGCTGAAATTGAACCCGAAACAGAAACTGAAACAGAACCCGAAACAGAAGCCATGGTCGAGGGGCCTGGGGAAGCCGCAATTGCCGCCGCTCGCAAACAGATAGAGCTTGAACAGCGTGAGGCGCTTTTAAACGACCCAGTGAAGCTAAGGGAGCATCTTGACGGCCTTGAGAGAGCGAACACGCCCCCAGAGGCCCATACCGACGAAGATTACACCGCAGAAATCCAGAAAATTGATGCCCGATATAAGGATATTCCCGACGTCAAGGGCATGCGGATTCCGCTCAGCTCCCTACTGGGTGAGCAATTTATGAAGGACAATTTTATTGATGAGCAGGAGTGTGCTCCCGCAATGGTGCAGATCGCATTCGCGTCGGTGGCCCCAGAATTGCGCAGGATGGAGCGAGAGCATGCGGAGACCAAGCTTGCGCTTAAGACAGTCCTTGGATATATCGTCGACCAAAACCAGAGTACCCAGCAGCAGACGCGTGACCAGGCGATTGTCCAGCAAATTAGCAAGGAAATTCCGGATTACGCGACAAACCCAGCGTCACAGAAGCAGTTGAACGCTGCGTACAACGCAGTAATCGAGTCAGAGGCCAAAGAAACCGCCAATAGAACCGGTCAGTCTTGGCAGAAAGTGGCCCAAAAATTAGCAGATGATCCCACTATGTCCAATATTTTATTAAAACAAGCTATAATGAAATTGAAACCCCAAGGCAGAGTGACCCGTGCGCCGAGGGGGGGCGAGCAAACCGGTGTTGCCTCACGGCCCGGAAATGGAAGCGTAACCCAAAGTCAGCAGAAACCAGCCCAATATGAGGACGATAACCTCGATTGGGTATGAAGACTTTGAGGAATTATCCTTACCATGACTATGCTCGCAACCGATGTTGGCCTTTACGGCTTAACAGCTAAAGGTTTACGCTACAACCTCGAAAATACGTTAGCGATGGCAATGCGAAACGGCGGTAGGGTTGCCCCTATCCTAAGCATAATCGCTAAAACGCATACCGTACCCCCCATAAACGCTCAGCGTAAAGGTGGGCCGCAAATTATTCAAACCCCCGGGTCTAATGACTTTAGTAGAGGCGGCAAGCCAGTACTGGCCTTTAGCCACTCGATGCCGGAATTTGGTGCCGGGGGCGTGAAAAACTACATATGCGAGTGGGACGACTACAATAAGCCGCCTGATGAGACCACGACCAGCGGCACCTTCGCGACCACAGCGACTTCGTTGTCCATAAACAACGGGGCGACTTTGAATATCCAGAACTCCAGTTCGGGCCGTCGGTGCTTCCTCCAGTTAGCCGGGTTGGAAATTGTTGAGGTGACTGCTGGCGCAGGAACCGACACTTTAACCGTTACCCGTGCGCAGTTGGGCTCAGTCGACCCAGGTACTACCTACGCAGTCGGAACCCGGGCTGTAACCCGCTTCAACCACGGTGATGGTAACGATTGGGTTGCTGGTTTACAGTCGGCTTCGGCACGTGTGACCAACAACACACAGGTTCTGCGGCGCGATTATGCTTTAGGTGGAAGCACCCAAAGCTATGATACGACTGGGAACCTGGGCTCAATGGGCTTTCAGCGCAAAATGAAAGCACATGAAATCATGAACCAGCTGGCCCACGACGCCATCTACGGTTTGCGGTTTGACAACGGGCTATTGGGCGCATCGAGAATTGCCAACATGGGCGGGGCAAGGTTTTACGGGACAACCGTAAGCAGCCTAACCCTGAACAAGGCGAACCTCCGTACCCAGCTTGACCTGTATGCGACAAACGGCGGAAATCTATCAGAGTGCATCGCCCTCTGCGGAATAAACGTCTACGCTAAGGTGTGCGACCTAAAGGATCTGTACGTGTTAAGCGGCGGGCAGGATATGGAGAAAGAATCGCTGAACTTTGACATTAAAACGTTAAAATTCTTTGATTTTCAAATTCCATTCGCCACCGACAACACCCTAAACCCAGACGACATGCTCATCATTAACCCAAAATACATTGACCTGGTAATGGTCAAGGGTAGGGAACTGATGGCCATTCCTCTGGCAAAAACGGGTGACACGGATAAAGAAATGATGCTGACCGAGGCGAGCCTGAAAGTTCGTCTGGGTGCGGTGAATATCCGTTACTATCCCTTAGTAGCATAGTATATCAGGAGTATATATGGCAATCGTCACCTATAAAACGTCGGGGCAGGCAGCGCACACCGAAATCTGCCTGCCAAACAATCAGCAGCTGCGGCTTGCAGTCAACGTCCCTAACGAAATTCCGGATGAGCAAGCCCGGCTCCTCGATAAAAATATCGCAGGGCTAAGTGTGACACTTTCTGACGGCAGCGTTCCGGGCCAAACCCCGGAAACTGTTTTAGGGCAAGTGTTACAGACTGCAAATTACACAAAAATGCAAGACGAAGCCCGGGCAGAATCGGACGCAAGAGTGGCCGCCGAAGCCTTGGCTCGCGATAGCGCAAGGAAGCGCTCTACCAAGGGGGCCCCGCCTCCCGTCGAAATCGAAGAACCTGAAGGGTTTTAAGTGAACTTTTTAACCGCAGTGAATACCGTAGCTCGGGGCGTGGACGTTCTGGATACTATCACTGCGGCTCAATTAGGAGCACTGACCAGCCCGGAAGTGCGCCGTATTGCTGACGAAGTCAATACGGCGTATTTCTATTTCTACAGCCATTTAACGGCTGAAGAATGCCCCCGGGTCTTCGATTCCCTAACTATTAACACGGCCCAGGTCACTTTTTTACCCGACAGCCAGGTGGACACCCGGAGGATCACTCGAGTCGTCCAAAAGAACACGAATACCACCCTTTACGAAAAGCAGTATGAAGACCTCTTTATGGTTCCGGGCGGCATTTTTCAGCAGACCGGCACCCCTGTTTGTTACTACACCCTAGGGGACCGGCTGGGCTTCGCCCCCAAGCAGGACAAGGATTACACCTACTTTATTATGGGCGCAAGGAAGGCCACACGGCTGCTTGTGGCCACTGAAGACCTACTGGTTCCGGAACAGTACTCTACCTGTGTTACTGATTTAGCACAGGGCTATTTAAAGCTTTATCACCGCGACCCGGATGCCAAATCGTACGTTGAGCGGGCGATGGCAACATTTAAAGTACTACAAGGCGAAGCGGCGGCCGTGCTGCCAGTTCGCCGCATGTACGGAATGCTTTAAGATGCCAGATTTTAAGGATTTTAGCAAAGGGCTGACCCTTCAAGCCCCTCGGGATGCGTTTTCTACTGGCCCGCTATCGGGTTTTGCCACTGCCGCAGTAGCCGATAACGTGCGGGTGACAGAGCTGGGGGTTTCCGTGGCCCCGGGCTACGTGCGAGCCAGTGCGACCCCGTTTCCGGCTAGGCCTAGAGGCCTGCACCGCTATAAGCGGGCAACAGCAACTGCATTTGATAAGATTTTGGTGGTAGCCGATGGGAGCCTTTACCAAGCGGATTATGGGGCTACCTCTTTTTCCACTGTAACCGGGGCCTTCAACACCACGGCGAGAACCCGGATGGTCACTTTCGGGAGCGACTGCCTAATCACGAATTCAATCGACGGCATGCGCAAATTTGACGGCACAACGCTCGGGGCCATCACCTTTACAGGCAGTCTTTTTGACCCAGCACTGGACAAGCCAACGATATTGGCTGTTCGAGACAATAGAGTGTTTTTTACCGGCGCGGCCAGTAACCCCTTTAGGATTTGGACCCCTAGACCCAACACCTACACCGATTTTTTGAGCAACCTTGCCGATGCGTTTGATGTTAATGTGGGCGACGGTTTTGGCGTAAACGGACTTTACGCAACTACAGCGGGCAACCTAATAATTTTTAAACCCACTAACGTGCACGTGTTGACCGGTGTTGGGCCCAGTGACTCTACGGTCAGCCCGTTTAACCTACTGACCTACTCTCGGGAGACTGGGCTAGTTGCAACCGATGCAATTCAGCCAGCTTCTTCGGACCTGTTTTTCCTCTCGCCTACTGGTTTAAAACAGCTGGGCTACACCAAGGACAAAGGGGGAGCCGTCAGCAACACGCTGCAAGACACCGACCCTATGGCGAGGATACAGCCGGTTTTTGATGCGGTGACTCCTGAGAGTCTTAAAGACTCCTCGCTGGTTTTTAACCGCCAAACCCAGGAGCTTTACCTATCGCTGTCTAACTTAACCCGGCGAGATGCATATACTTACTATATCAAAAAAGAGGGGATTGCCCGCCGTCCAGCGATGGACATCGACCTTCAATGGGCTGATCGAGATGGTCACTATTTCACCACGGTGAACCCTCCGTACTACCTCTACAAAATGGACCCCTCGGCGGCAAGGTTTGATACGGCGAGCTTTCCGGTTCTCTGGCAGACTAAGTTCTTTTCTGCTGGGGAAAGTAATCTGCGGAAAAACTTTTCTAAATTGGCAGTTTACTTCCGCCGCGCCCCTGCCACCGCCACTAAGGTGGTATTATTGTATAAATTACCGGATGGATCGATTAATATCGATGTGCTTTTTGCCAGTTCGCCGCAGTTAAACGATGTTTGGGATGCAGGTCTGTGGGACTCGGCGCGGTGGGATGCTTTGGCGGACGTGGTTACAAGACGATCGAGATTGCAAAAATGCAACTCTATCGCAATACAAGTCCAGGCGGATTCGACCTCCGGGGTGAGATTTGATTCAATTTCGATCGAAGTTGAGGCCAGGGGATCCAATCAACGATGAGTGCAGCTGGATTAGTCCCCGTAACAAGGGCAGACATATCGTTTCTTCGCCTTGCGGTGTCTCGAATTGAGCTGCCAGAGTACGTGGACGAACGGGTTCGTAAAATTCTTGCAGTTAACGAAGCAGCGGTTACGCCGATGTTTTATCGTAACCCGGGGGTAGCTAAGTTTTATGTGGGCGGTTGGGTAGACAGCCGGAACGTCTGCACCGTTGAAACAAGTTCTGTTGGGCCGAGTCCAGTATATATTCCGTCTATATTCCGAGAGTTTAAAAACTTGATTATGGCGGTAATCCCGGTTCATAAATTTAAGGTCGAAATTGCCACTCCCCCTGGGTGCCCTGCGGGGGCGTTGGAGAAGGTTTTAAAGCGGCACATGGGTTTCAGCCGTGAGGGGTGTTTAAAAGGCGAGGGTTTTGACCCAAACACCCGCACCCTTACAAATGCCGTAGTTTTAGCTTATTTTCCGGGGAGTCGTAAAAATGGGCGGTAAAGATATCCCGGAGCCAACAGCACCTAAGCCCGTCAGTGGGCAGACGTTCACCAATGGGCGCCTATCGTCGAGCTCAATGTACAACGACAAAAATGAGACTTACACCAACCGGATAGACCAATCCCCCGGGGAGTTGCAAATCCAAGGGCAAGCAGAAGCTAACATGCTGCGGTTATTGCCCATGATTGGCAACACCGCCGCCACGACACCCGAAGACCGCGCCCGGTACTCAGACGACCTGTATAACCCGATTGCCCGGCAGTTAGTGGTTCAGCAGCAGCAGGACCGGGATGCCGCTGCAACCCGCTTTACGGAGTCCGGGTTGGGCAACAGCGCTGGGTTTGCCCGATACAACACCGATCGGATTGACGATAAATACGCAGGTCAAATGTCGGATGCCCGGAGCCGGGCAAACATTCAGGCTGAAAGCCTTGCGGGGATACGATTAGCCCCCATGATACAGGCCGCGCAATTTAGCGGTGCAGCAAACCAGCAGAATTTTGCGAACGGAATCACCTCGCTTGCGCCGTCGTTTGAAGGCCAGCAAGCCGGGGCGACACAGAGCCAACAGGCGTTTCAAAACCGCATGGACACGCGCCCGGGTGAAGGATTTGACGGCCTGAGCGCTGGTACTGGGCTTGCAGGGATGGCCCTTGGGAGTTTCTTTGGCCCTGCGGGGACCGCCATTGGCGGGAGCTTAGGGACATTAGCTGGCAAGGCCATTGGAGGCAAATTGTGAAAAGTTTACCCGTTTCGGCCCCCACAGGGGCGTTGCCGCAACAGACCCCCGGTTTTTCGTGGGGTCAGACTTTGGCAAATGCGCTTTCGGCGGCGACTGCTGGGGGCCAGACCCCCATACGTGGGGCAGGGAAGTATGCTACCCCTAAGTTTAATATGAACGCGGCGATGTCCGGGCTGACCTCCAGCTTTGCGGAAGCAGGCCAAAAGAAACGGGAGATGGAGGCCACTCGAAACTACGAACTAGCCAAAGGACAGGCGCAATCTAGTTTCTACTCTGGCACGGGGCAATCGGCGCCCGCTTCTGTATATTCTGGCACTCCCGGCGGTGCTGGCGCTCCCGGCGGTGCTGCTCCGGGCCCTATCCTTCCTCCGGGCTACGGCCCAATATCCCAGAGTCAGGCGATGGCGTTCACGCCGGGGGAAATTGCTGCGTTTACTCAGGCCAACAAGCCGCAGTACGATAACGCAGCAAGCACATACTTTGTTAACAGCCTACTTGGGGCGAATCTACCCATGGTTCCAAGTAGCCTCGCGCAGGGTGTGCTAACCGAAATCGCAAAAAACACCCAGAATGGCGCGACTATCGGCGCGCTACCCAGGGCGATAACCGACGGCAGTGATGCTCGGGGCAACCCGCCTACGGGTCAGCTACCGCTGGTGCGCCCTCCTGCACCGGCGAGTGTGCCCCTCCCAAGCTATACCCCCCCGCAAGCGCAAGGCTTTATTGGCCCAGCGAGCACTAACCCCCGGGGGATTGTACAATTGCCGCAGCAGCCAAGACCTAGTGTGTCGCAGTATTCCAGCGGCCCCGGGCAGCCGATCATGACTACTGGCAATTACGTCCGCCCACCCCTTGAAGGGGGAACGGCGATGGAAGTGTTGCCCCCCATTTTACCCGAGCCGCAAGTTGCGCAGACACCGCCTGTACAGCTCCCGGTTTGGCAGAACCCTTATCGGCCAGAGACCAGCAACCCTGACCCGACGCAGGTACTTGCGGGCTTTACCGCTGGGAGCGAGACCCAGGGCGGCCGCAATAAGGACCAGCAGAAGGCCAACGACGGCGTAACAGAACGGGAAAAGAACCTCCTGCTGGATGAGTACAGGGCTAAGTTCCTTGAAATTATGGAATATAACTCGAGGAGCACCCGGATAAACGCAACGAAGCCCGCCGCAAGCGCTGGTGGGGGGCAACTGTCGGGGGCGCAGCTTAAGTTGCAGTTACTGAACGAAATGCCCCGCGAAAAGCGGGAAGCGGCAATACAAGCGTTGTTTGGCGTTACAGACTTCACGCAGTTTCTCAAGGCAGTAGGACAAACAGGCACCCCGGTAACGCCAGAAGTCCCCCCGGTAACGCCGATACGGGGATTGCCCCCCCAGGACCAGAATGGCGCTGGCTGGCTTGAATGGTTCTTTGGGGGGGGTCGTGGGGGCGCATTAGAACCCAGTGATGAATAAAAAATGGATGCCAGCTCTAAAAATTTCAAGGCGGCAACGCCTCTACCCGTCTACCAGCTGCTGCCAGAAGCGCAAGCGGTATTACCTTATGCTGCACAGAGTCGTAGCTTTAATAACGCTGATAAGGTTGGTGAGCTGCTGCAAAAGTTTGACCCCAAATTTAAGGCGCTTCCTCCGGAAGCCCGGGCAAAAGTGGTTCAGGACACCGTCATCCCGAAGCTTTTTGAACTGCACCAACAGTACAATGAGCCTAGAAGTGCCCCCGAAGCCTTCGGCGCAGGCTTTGCCCAGGAGGCAAACCCAGCAGATTACAGCGCCCCTCGACAGGGAGACGTGGCTGAGGGATTTGGCAGACTTGCAGGTGCTCTAGCCGGGGGCTTTGGGGCCTCGCTTGCCGGGGTAGGTTTGGGAGCCAGATTTGGGCCTATAGGCGCAGGCATAATGGGCGCCGCTGGTGGGGGTCTGTATGGGGCCGCTAGTGGCGCTCGGGCTGAAGTGCGGCATGCACTAGAGCAGGGACAAACGGTAGACCCACTAAAAGTGGCGAGTATGGCGGGGATAGAGGGCTTAAGCAACATAGTCCCCGTAAACGGCGTGGGGGCAACGGCTCTACGGCGGGCGCTAAATGCGGGGCTAAAAGGCGGGGGTATTAACGCCGTCAGCTCTATGCTTGGGCAATGGGCCAGTGATGGCAAGATAGACCCAAACCGAACACTAGCGGCGACTCTTTTGGGCGCAGGGGTATCTGCTGCACCGCAAGCAATCCCGTCGATTATGTCGCGTATCGCAAAATCCAAGCCTAAAGGCGCACCAGACACGGTGGGTACCCTTTTTGACCCCCCTCCGGATTTGTTGCCACCTGTTGTGGACGCTCCGGGAGTGTTGCCACCTGTTGTGGACGCTCAGGGAGTGTTGCCACCTGTTGTGGGCGCTCCGGGAGTGTTGCCACCTGTTGTGGACGCTCAGGGAGTGTTGCCACCTGTTGTGAACGCTCCTCGAGAGGTGTTACAGGGCTCGGTGGATAACGCAAGCCCCCCTGATGCGGGTTGGGTCGACTTTTTGGCGCCCTACCGGAATGACCCCAGTTATACGGTTGCATCAACCTACCCTGCTGGTTTTGATGGGCTAGACGGGCTACAGAAAGAGATGTATAAAGCGGGTGATGGCCACATGGTCGCCACGCTTAGCTTTGCTAAAATGGATGCTGACGCTGCGATTGCGAGCGAGGATTTGGTCAGGCGTTTTGGCGTAACGCGTACGGGAGCCATCTTAACAGAGTATATCAACACCCTGCCACGGGACGCGACTACTGTGCAGCACGCATTCAGCGAAATGATTGCTGGGCAGTACCTGCACCAGAATTCAGGCCACTACACGATTGCTGATGCCACTTGGCTACAAGAGGCGCTTTTTAGACTGCGCACCCCCTCCGCTCAAAAGCTGGCAGCTTCGGGCGGTGGTTGGAACCCCTACACCCCGAAGGCTATTGAAGATTCAACCGTTCCAGCACTCAGCCCTGAAGAAGCGCTCCCCATAGCGCAGGCGCTCCAAGAACACAAAATGGGTTTATTAACGGAAGCGGAAGCCTTGCCGGAACCAGAAGTTGTTGCGCCACCCCCGGTGGAGATAGACCCCCGTCCAGTTGACCCCGGGTCGGGTATTAGCAAGGAGCAATACGACACTCTCGAAGAACTAGTGGAGGCTCTTGTAGCCAATATGAGCCTTAGGGCTTTTAAAAAAGCCATGAAATCCTTAACCCAGGAGCAAATTGACGAATTAGGTTTGAGGAATGATTGCTAATGCCTAGAGCTGGACACCACTGCGACCTTGAGGGGCTCTATAACGCGATTAAGGCCCGTAGAGCGGCGCGACCGAATAAACCCGCCGAAGCGGGTGAGCCAGTCGTAGCAGGCAAACCAGCGGTGCGGGCAAGTAGAGCCGCCGCAAATAAACCAGCGGCGGCGAATAAACCCGCCGAAGCGGGTGAGCCAGTCGTAGCGGGGAAACCAGCGGCGGCGAATAAACCCGCCGCAAATAAACCAGCGACTCCCGCCTCGGATAAACCCGCCGCAAGTAAGCCCATAGTGGTCAAGGCCGTTAAAGCGCCAAAAGATGAGTACCAGAGGATCATTAATAGAGTGGCCTTGGCTTTGACCACTGATGGGTCGGTTCCCCCGCCCGGGGTGCGGGTAGAGCTACCGCCGGAGGTTGCGCACGTCAAGCGTTTTGCTGACCAGCGAATCGCCGGGAAGCAGGAAATAAAGCGTTTATTGCTCAATGAGAAACCTACTGCGAAAGCTGAACCTAGCCCAAAGCAACTTTATGAGGCCGGGCTGACGGAACGGGAGCAGAAAATACTGTTCGATGCGCGAGAAGGCCGCAAATTTGAAAAGCTCCACTTGGAGTGGGAAAAGGGCATCCAATCTACGCAGGACAAAACCCTCGGGCTGCCTGAAAAACCTGTGGCCCCCGCAAGAGAGCGCCCAAACCTTACCCAGCACGAGGCGTATTTAGACAAGATGAAACCCTTACGGCTGAAGGCTTTAGCCGTCGCCAATCGACTAGTTTATGGGGGGACTAAAGAGGTCGCTACGGACGGCGGGGAGTTTAAGTTTAAGGACTATTTATCCCCAGAAGAACTCGAGGTTGTAACCGCAAGGGAAAACGAAATCGGGGCGCTGGCCACGATAAGGAAAGACGCCGCAGCAGCAGCCCAGAAGGTGAAAGCCGCACAAAAGAAGCTGGATTTAGAGCGCGAAAAAGCGGAAGCTGATGCGATTTATGATGGCCCGCCAAAGCCCGCAAAATTTGACGACGCATATAACGCCGCAAAGCAGACCCGGCTTAAAAAAGCGTGGCTAGAAAAAACGGAGCGCATCTTAAATGAGAAGCTCCAGCCACCGACTTTCCTCGCCGTGATGCGCGATAAAGTGAATTTGTCTATATCACAAAATGAGATGGGTGTCGAAGGAAAGAAACGCATGAAAGCCTTGGGAATTGCCCGGAGGCTGGCATATGGTGGGTCTCGCGCAGCGGTGGGGGAGAAATTCCCTTGGCGTGATTATATGGGGCCTGAAGAGCTGGCATACGTGGACGCGGCGGTCGTAAAAACGGATGGCACTCGAAAATCGTTGGAGGCTAAAATCGAAGCCTACATTAAACGCGCCGGTTTGCCGGGCCGGGTAAAACCCTCGACAATCACCGATAGGATTATGGAAGTGACAGCGGATGGCGGGGCCATTAGTGAGGGCTCTGTAAAATACATGCTGCGGGCCGAAGTAGGCTCAATCCTTTGGACGGAGACCGATAGAGTCGAACTGCGGGGTCTTTTAAAGCAGCTAGACACTGCCAGGGCCAACAACAACCCTAAAGCGTTTGCGATGACAAAAGGGCGTATCAACAACTTTATTAGTAAAAAGCATGGGTTGACTTTTAAAGACTTATTAAACAGCAACATGAACATGGTCATGTTGTCAAACATTCCGACGCAAACGGCAAACCTTATAGCCCAGTATACGTACGTCGCTGGTAAAATCGCCACAAAACCGCTAGCCGTGGTGATTGACCGCGCGTTCAGCATGCTTCGGGGGGGGTTTGACCCGACGCACCGTTTTAACCTAAGCGCGGAAAGTGAAGGCTACGCCAATAACGTGTTCCCCACGGTTGCTGAAGACTTGGAGAACCTTGGCACTGACTTCAAGGAGGGCGGGAACTCACGTCCGATAGGCGCTAACAGCGAACAGTTTACTAATGGGCTGCAAAACCACCCCATTTGGGGTATGCCGGCTCGGGGGACGAACTTTATTGCCGGGCTAATTGACAGACCCATTGTAGTGGCCGCAGCGAGGCGGTTTTTCCGCGAGGATATTGAACCGATTATCAAAGCCGGCCGGGTACCTACTGAGCTGGAGCTCCAGAGTGCGTACTCCCGCGCTACGGTCAAGGCGCTCCACCTGGTCTTTCAGGGCGAGCCCGGGATGGCGGCTAAGGCGATGCTTGGGCTACACCAAGGAATCAGGAAGCTTTTAGATAAGGTACCCGTGGTTAACCGCACCATCGGCCCAACAATAGCGACCATATTAGTCACTTTCCCTAAAACCATGGGCGAGTTAATGTTCCGCTGGACAGAAGCTTTCCCCAGCGAGTTTTTGGTGTTTCTAGCTCGAGGGGGCAGATTCGAAAGCCGCGAGGCGCAAGCGAAAGCCGCTAGCCAGTTGGCTACTGCCTTCACGGGGCTCCCTATGATGAGTGTATATTTGACCATGGCCTACTATGGCGCATTAAGAAACCGCTACTTGCCTGAAAGGGGGCCGGAGTTCAACGAAGCGCGCCGAGAGCAAGGGCAAATCGACCAAGGGATCAACTTATCGGCTCTCGCAAGGCTTGCGACCCCCGCAGGGATACAGAACCCGGCGGTAGCCTGTAAAGAGCACGAAGGCGACCTATGGCAGTCCACGAACCAGTTTGCGCCTGAAAAACAGAAAATGTACCTGGCAACCGCTTTTGTGACCAGCCTAAAGCGTGGGGAGCCGATACTTAGGGCCATCGGCGATGGATTGCTAGCCACGGTAGAGCAGGAAACCCAAGGGGGCATAATCGGGAACATTAACCGTGCCAACCAATATGTCGACCAGAATACCGGGGAAAAGCACCCCCTGGGAGGTGTGTTCGTGCAAGTCGCTAAGGGTATGGCAACCGCCGCTTCGTTTCCGTTTGCATCAGACGCTTCAAGGCTCCTAACGACTATCCTCCCTAACACCTCGGCGGTCGCCCTCGAGAATGCGTTTTATAACACCTGGGCGTCAAGGATACCGATTTTACGAAGCCAGCTTGACCCCAAACGGGACCCTTGGGGGGCGCCTTGGAAGCAAAGCCCTCTGGTGCTGCTACCGGGGGTGCGTGCGTACGTTAAAGGGCCGGGCGAGGAGCCAGAAAAGGCAGAGCACTTAAGAATCGCCAAAGCCTTGCATAGCACGGGGACTATCCCTAAAGTGTTCTTTCGGTCGGAGCCCATACTCGACCCCACCGGGAAACCCGTTATTGACGCTAATGGCGACAAGGAATTGCGTAGGTATACGGACACTGAGCGCACGGCGGCCCTAGTTGAGCAGGGGCGGCTATACCTTGGGCTGAGCAGCATGCTGATGAAATCCGGAATTTACGGGCAGCTGACGGACACACTAAAAGAGCGTATTTACAAGCGCTACTTGAGTGACAGCCGCAAGGCGGCGACCATTAAGGTGCTGGGTAGGGGAGCCAATTTTATAAGCCCATCGGGCAAAATTAAAATGCCCCCAGAAATCCTATTGCTGCAAAACCCGGAAGCCTATTTTAAAACCGGGCTCGCCCAGGGCGTGGAAAGCGCGGCAAAATCCTTCGTGACGGCTGAAAAAAAAGCGCAGGTAGCGCCGCTAAACAATAAGTTCACTAAAAGCGTGGTGAACTCACCCAAAAAACCAGCGAAATAGCTGTTAAAATATTGTTAGAGGTAATCCTAATGCCATTTAATAGCCCGAATCAGTTCGTCCCCCAGACGGGGCAAAAAATAGACAGCCAGCAGATGGACGCGAATTTCGCTTACCATGACGCTTCGCTGGGGGCTTTGGAAAGTCAGATATTTGGCGCTGGGGGTAGCGCAGACGCAGTAACCACACAAAAAACCTTCACCGTTTGGCCCCTCTGCGTAGACACATCCGCAGTGCCAGCTTCGGCAATGATTACCCGTGCGGTTCTGGATGTGGTGTGCCCAATCGGGTCGGTAATCGTTCTACCGGTGTTAAAGCTCCCCACGGCACTCTATGGCTTTGAGTATAAGTGGCTGAATGGTCAGGAGCTCGACCAGCTGACTTATTTGCCACTATGGACATATCTGACATCAGGGGTGTCCCCGGCCTTGCAGGGAGTGGCGGTGGTTCCGGCCAGTTCACCCGTGCGTTTTACCTTGCCAGACTGGACAGGCTGCCTACCTATGGGCGCCAACAGTTTTGCCGGACTGGGGGCCAACCGCATAAACGGCGCTCGGGCAGATATGGCAAATATCGGCACCCCGGGGGCATTGGTCGGGGCGCAAGGATTTACTATAATCCCCAACCAGCTGCCAACCGGGACCATAGTTAAATCGAGCAGTGGGGCGTATTCGATGGTTCCTTTCTCCCCAGCAACAGGCTTCCCTGCCTATGAAAGCACTCCTCAAGTCCCGATACTATACTCGCCCTTTAGCCGGGTGGTTTATTACGCCATGAGGGTCAAATAGTGGCGGATAACCTTTTTACAACCCGCTACACCGACGCTTTTTACGCCATGC